GACAACATTGGCTCAGTTCAATGCACTAACTGGCGAAGAGATGTGGCGGCTGATTATGCCACAGGACGAAAGTAATAAGGTGCCTGCTGATGTGGTGCAAGCTGTCGATGCGATCGCTGATAAGCTGGAAGGCGTTGGGATGACAGGCAGCTCGTCGCAGATACGCACTGCACTAGAGATGGAGGCAGACAGCGTCAGTCATGCCACAGCGATTCTGGAGGCAGTGTCGGGAGCACAGCGCGAAGCTCGAAGTACGGCAAGGGCATTACTCAAAACGATTGAGTCGGATGAGAAGCCGTACGATGGCCCTCCATTGGCTGATTTGAAAATCGAGGAAAAAGAGCTGAAGCAGCGAATGCAACAGATCCAAGAGAGCATTCGTTCAATCAATAGGATTCGCCAGACGATCGAGTACAACCGGCAGCAGGTCGAATCGCAGCAAAAGACTTTGGAGTCGAGTCAAGCTGATATTGCTCGCCTTAGCCCGAATATCGCCAGGATAGATGAAGTTTGTTCCATTGTCGATCAGTTGCTGACAATCATGCCCGATTTCATTGATCATGCCAAGTTTAGTAGCACGTTCTTCAGCAATGATGTCCGTCAACTGCTGGAGGCTATTAAAACGATAAATCCAAATCACGACATGTGTAATTTAGCAGCGAAGTTCACCGAAGCCGTGAATCAGTATATTGCTCAGCGAACGTATGTCATTGGTGCCGATTGTCACCTTGACGAGCTGATAAGCCAAGCGATTCAAGGAGGAAGCGAGTGGGGCTATCAGGTCAACGAAATTAATCGCTCGGCGTTTGAGTCGTTGCGAGTATCGCTATCTAAGCACAGGCTAACCGTAGCTTCGACTGTTGATACGTGTGCTAAGCGAGTAGTTCAGTGCGAGGAAAAGATCGCAGCATTGATGGCTGAGACAGTGCACTTAGAGGCGCAGTCGGATGTAGCCACCGATGAGAGCGTCGTGGCTGTCGTTTCGCAGAAGCTAAGTTCGGTGATGGATCTAATCGCCAAGGCACAGGCGTATAACGCGAGAGTTGCACAGGCCCAGACGGCACGCATGCAGGCGATTACTCTTGAGAGTTTGGATGCTTTCTTTGATCATGCTATTGAGCGTCTTCAGTCATATCGTGCCTTGCTGTTGCGTGTGGGTATCGAGTCTGTCCAGGCTGGAGCCAATGCGATTATCGAGAGAATTGGATTAAGCAAGATCGTGCTTGAGCCAGTGACGGGTAAGCGTCCATCTTTAGTCGTGAAGAACGAAGCTGGTAGCCTGTACTCAGGTATGAGTGGGGCTGAGAGATTGATCTATGGTGCAGCACTGATCCGTTCGATTCATGCGGTACGCAAGGTGGGGATGTCCCTACTTTTCTTGGAGGGTGGTGAGTTGGATCACAACTACACGACTCGCTTGGTCCATGCGATGAGCCAGTGTGGCGAGGTTGGTAATGCGATCTTAGCTCACTGGGTGAATAATCTGTTATTCGACTCTCAGATTGGAGTGGTTAATGTCTAGTCTTACAGAGCAGCAGTTTTCGATTTTAGAGTCAAGTGTCCTTGGGGCAGGGCCAGTCGCTGTTAAGGCTGGCCCTGGGTCAGGCAAGACGCATACGGTAGTCAGTCTGATTAAGCAGCATTTAGAGATAGGCGTTTCACCAACTGAGGTAATCGCCATTACCTTTACTAGGCGAGCGGCCACAGAGCTTAAGGAGCGTCTTGGCAACGCTGGTAAGCGTGTCAGGGCTAGTACCATCGACGCACTGGCCTTGGATATTGTAAGCAGCAAGGAAGCTAATACGGCAGTGCTTAGTCCTCAGTGGTCTTGGAATGTGTTTAGTGTCTGCTGTGACATGGCAGGAGCTAAGCCGACCTCAACGCTGTATGACACGATGTGCAAGCTACAGGAGCGAGAGTACACCGGCCAGTCGATCGATGGTGACATAAGCAAAGCCGAGAGAGTGCTTAGTCTGTATGAGTCGATTTGCGAGGCAGGCAGCTATCGTGACTATAGCATGATGATTGGGAAGGCAATTCAGATCGTAGAAAGTGGTAGCTACCGCAGTGTGTGTCGCTTACTCGTCGTGGATGAGGCTCAGGATACGAGTTTACTACAGTGGCGACTGATCAAGGCGTTGGCTAAACAGTCAACTGTACAGCTTGTGATTGTTGGCGATCTAAACCAGAACATTTACAGTTGGCGTAATGCTGCTCCTGAGGTGTTCGAAGGTTACCTGCAAAGCGAGGACTGCATTGCACTGCCGCTTAACCAGTCGTTTCGTTGTTCACCGCAGATCGTCAGAGCCAGTAATTTACTGATTGAGCTAAATCCTGGTGCTACTGGGGGTGTAGTTAGTAAGCGAGTGGGTGCGTTTGAGCCGGTTATTAGCTGTCCAGAGCGACCTGTCTTGGCAGTAGCTGGCTTGCTCGATCAGCTCTATCTGCCAGATGACATCGCAGTGCTGTGCCGCACCAATCGGACGGTACAGCATGTGGCCCGTGAGCTGCTGGAGATCGGTGTGCAGGCTAATGCGGTAACGCCGATAGAAGGCTCGCTTAGTTTTTTGGTTGCAGCAACACTGTTTGGTGTGAATCAACACAACACTGTTCATCAGATCCTATTGCGTTCTGCTGCATCGGAGGTAGGGATATCGCTACGTGGTAGTGATGCAGAGTCGCTTATTGCATCTCTAGCTTCTGCTCCAGGTGGATACAAGCTAGTTAGCTTCGTTAGTAAATTTGGCTGTGATGATTTAGTTTTTGGCGAGGTGCTGAACGACATACGAGAGGTTCCAGAGTATCGTCGAGCAGTTCAAGACTTGAGTAAATCTTACGGTGGTTACTTCATGGAGGATGCGGTTGGGCAACTGCTTCGTGTGCCGGAGGTGGAACAATTGAGTGGAGCCATCACGGTATCGACGATTCACCAAGCCAAAGGTCTTGAGTGGCCTGCTGTGGTGATAGCTGACTTGAAAGAGGGTGTTTTCCCAAGCAAAAAAAGCCTTAAGAGCGAGGCGGGCATTATCGAAGAGCGACGGCTTATGTATGTCGCGATGACTAGGGCGAAGGACTCGCTAACCCTGTGCTATGACGCTTTGGCTCCGAGTCAATTTGTGTTCCCTAAGGAGGTGTATCGTGCTGGAGAGAATGAGGGATTGGCTCAAGAGACGATCCGAGAAGCAGGATGGTAGTAAACCGATTCGTAGGTTTCGACCGCTGCGAAACATGAAGGCATTCGTAGCTTCCGTGTTGCGCAAGATATCGAGCGGCATACCTAAGTGGTTACTGCCGTATTTAGTGCAGGGTGCGTTGATTCTATTGGGTGCGCCGTGGTGGGTGTGGCCCATTATTGCAATAGCTGCATGGCTGCTTCTAGGTCGTTAATAGGAGGTACATGATGAATAGAGACTTGCAGATCGACGAAGAATTTAAGAATTTACTTGGCTCTCATAGCTCCGAGGAGTTTGATCAGTTAAAGCAAAATCTAATTGCTGATGGTCGAGTGATCGATCCAATTATCGCTTGGGAAGGTCACGATATCGTGGTAGATGGTCACACACGATATCAGATCGCGATTGCGGAAGGCATACCATTCCAGGTGATCGACTTGCCGTTTAGTGATCGGGAAGCGGTTAAGCAGTGGATCTATGGTCATCAATTTGGTCGTCGTAACGGCAACGGATTTGAGCTGGCTCGCTGGCGATCGATGCTGGTCGACATGATTGCGAGAAAAAACTCAGCACCAACGAGCCGTCACAAGGCCGTAAAGGAAGTTTCACAAAAGACTGGCGTAAACAAACGAGTCATTTATAGCGATCAGGCAGCAACTCGCGTGCTCGATTCGATCCCAGAGCAAGCAAGACGAAACATCGAAACAGGAGTCATCCGAGGTTCCGTCGAGTCGGTGGCCAAGATTGCCTCTTTACCTGAAACACAGCGATCTCAGGTCGTGGAGATTCTTGAGAATTTGCCTACCAGTGTGGAAGAAGAGGTGACATTTCGTTCGGTGGATGAAGTGATTCAAGCGGTGGCAGAACATCAAACCAATCAAGCGCCTCCTCCCAAAAAGGCAAGCAAGGAAGTCGAGCAAGCAGTGGCTCGAATCGAAAAGGCGATCGCTGAATTACCGAAGAGTATTGACGTGGTAGCGAGTGGCAAGAAGCTACATCGCTCGCCTTGGAAAGAAAGAACGCAGGCTGCGTTTGCTAATTTCGTTAGCCTGTGGAGGGAGCAATGCAAGAAGCCAACACACAGCAAATAAGGAACTGCTTTACTCGTGAGCCTTGGCCTCATCAGCTTGAGGCAGCAACTCGTGTGGTTGAGGAGCTTCGGACGCACAACGCAGTAACGCTTTGTAGCGCAACTGGTGCCGGAAAATCAGATGTGATGTGGGCACTGGTTCAACATTACCTCAACATTGGTGCCAAGATTTTGATCTTAACCAACAGGCGTATGTTGACTCGTCAAACTATGGCAAATGCTCAGGTGAAGGGGATTGGTTTTGGTGTTCGTGCAGCGACACTGGCCGAGCACTTTGATGCGAGCCAGGATGTGCAGATCAGTAGTGTGCAGTCGGAGATCGCCAGGACTATCAATAGTTCCAGGTGGGAGCGATTTGGAGCGGACATTGTGCTTGTCGACGAAGGACATCTACAAGCTAGTGGTGAGTCCGAGAAGTTCCTTCGATCGTACCTGCATGATCGAGCCAAGATCGTCGGTATTACAGCAACTCCGATAGGTATGAGTCATCTGTATCCGAGGCTAATTGTGGCAGGTAAGCCATCGGATTGCCTTAGGTGTGGTGCTCATGTACGAGCGATTATCAAGGCTCCGTTTGAGTTCGACTTATCGAAGGTCAAGCGAGTCAAGACGGGTGAGTATTCGCTTGGTGACATACGCAAGCATGTTTGGAGTCAGCAGATTGTGGGGCGAGTGGTGCAGAGCTGGCGAGAGGAGAATCCTAACGCACGACCAACGCTTGTGTTTGCGCCTGGAGTGGAGGAGTCGATCGGACTGATGAACGACTTCAATAACGCTGGATTTCGTGCGTGCCATATCGACGCGACGAAGGTGTGTGTTGATGGGCAGCAGTACACAGACACCGATGGTTCGATCCGAGAAGATGTTCTTGGTCGCTGGCGCAGTGGTGACATTAAGGTGATCTGCAATCGGTTCGTATTGAGGGAAGGAATCGACTTGCCACAGATGTATCAATGCGTTCTCGCCACTCCTTTTTCCAGTATCAAGACGTACTTGCAATCGACGGGCAGGGTTATTCGTTATTCGCCTG